CAGGTCCTCCTCGACCTCGCTCGGTGCCCGGTCGGCCTCCAGCTGCGCCCAGTCCGCCTCTGTGAAGCGGGTGAAGAAGAAGAACTCGGCCAGGGCCAGGGCGTAGATCCGGCAGTCCAGGTAGTGGTTCGCGCCCGAGGCGTGCCACTCCTGCTCCATCCGTCCCCGCACTTCCCGGGTCCGCAGATGCTCGGCCGTGAGCTGCTTGAAGTAACCCTCGTCCTGAAAGGTCGCGAAATGGCAGTAGCCGGGCGGATCCGCCTCGGCACCGGCAACCCGGCCGACCTTGCGGAGATTGGCGTACAAGGTCGCCTTCAGCGGCCAGGTGCCCACCTTCCACAGCTTGGCGCCGCGCCGGGCAACCTTGCCCGACGTCCGCAGGTCGACCTTGCGGGGCGTCGCCAGCGGCGGCAGATACCAGCCGTCATCGCCCTTCAGCGCATAGCTGCGCGGATGGCGCTTGGTCCAGTCGTAGACCACCTGGCTGACATAGCCGCTGTCGACCCCGAAATGGTCGATGCCCATATGGCCGCCGGCCTGAGTCGGGTACTGCCGCTGATAGACCCGGTCCAGCTCGCGCCAGACGGGCGCGGCCGTCTCGGCCGGGCTGCCCTCGAGGAAGGCGTTGTCGACCGTCCAGCTGATCCGGTCACGGTTCCAGGCGACCACCTCGTAGTAGATGCCGTCGGCCTGCACGTCGACGCCGCAGGTCAGCATCAGCGCGCCGCGGGGCACGACGCCCTTGTTCCTCTCCTCGCGCCGGGCGAACAGGGCTTGCCAGTCGGGGGCCTCGCCCTTCTCCTCCCAAGGCTCGCCGAGCCACAGGTTGACGAAGCCCTTGTAGCGCTGGGGGTCGTCCTTCGACTCCCAGAACTTCCCCGCCATCTTGTCCCAGGTCGTGACCGGGGAATACAGGGCGTTGATGTGAAACGAAGGCTGCCGGCCCTCGTTCGGGTACTTCGCGATCCACCGGCCCCGCGCCAGCATCTCCGGCAGCTGCCAGCGCTCGATCAGGGCGCCGCAACCCTCGCACGCGTACCGCGCATCGTAAGGCGGCGTCCGGTTGAAGATCAGGCCGCCGGTCCCGTCCTTGTCCGGGAAGAAGCGCAGGATCTGCTCATGATCGCAGTGCGGGCACGGCACGTGGTAGTGCCGCTGGTCGCCCGCCAGAAACCCGCGCCAGATCCGGCTTGTGGCCAGCTCGACCGGGGTTGACGCCCGGTACTGCTTCGCCTTGCCGCTGGCGTGGTAGCTGGTCTGGCGGGCGTCTGCGAGGACGTCGGGGTCGCCCTGCCCGTCGACGTCCAAGGGCCACCGGTCCCATTCCTCCTTCACCAGGAACCGGATCGACTTCGACGACAGGGTCGCCGAGCTGTTGGCCCCGGCCAGGACCCAATAGCCGCCGGGGAAACTCTTGTGCAGCGTGGTCGACGCGCCGTCGCGGCTGCGCTGCTCGACGACCTTCCGCCGGACCTGCGTCGTCGCGTTCAGGCTCGGCGACAGCTTCTCGCGGACCCAGTCGCCCGCCGCCTGGATGGTCGGGTGGACCATCATCGTCGGCGCCGGCCACATGTCTGCGATGGCGAACATCCAGTTCAGGCCGCTCTCGGTGCCGCCGACCTGGGACGACTTGGCGAAGGTCACGGTCTCCGACCAGTGCCAGGGGCACAGGCAGTCCATGATCTCCGCCAGGAACGGGAACAGGTCGTTCCGCCACCGGCCGGCGTTGCCAGACACCTCGCCGGGCACGACGCGGTGCCGCTCCGACCACACCGACAGCGGGGTCCGCGGCGGTGGCCGCAGAGCCCGGGCCGCGGCCCGATCTACGACCCGCGCCTCAATGGTCGCCGCTGTCGAGCCCATCGGCGAACTCGGCGAAGACGCGCTCGATCTCCTCCTCGATCATCACCGCGCGCTCCCGCTCGGTCGGCAGCGACATGGTCCGCTGCGCCAGGCGAATGGTCAGGCCGGTGACTTTGTCCCGCAGGTCGCGGAACAGGTCGGACACCCGGCGGTCGACCTCGGCCGTGCGGCAGAGGTCACCGCGCAGCTCGGCGAGCTGCTTCTCCGCCATCTCCGCATCGGCCGCCATCTTTCGGGCCCGCGCCGCCTTGAAGGCCGCGTCGTCTCCCGTGGTGTCGGCAGTCATGCCGAGCGGACGCTGCGACTTCGTCGGATCGGCCCGCAGCTGGTGCAAGGCCTGCGCCTTTTCCCAATCGATCCGACCCTCGGGGGTCACGGCCTCCGCCAGCTTGGCGCCGGGCGCGGTCAACTGGCTGATCCGTGCAGCCGTGACCCCCAAGCGCCGCGCGGTCTCGGCCTTGGTGATGGTCTCCGGTGCCGTCTGCACGGTAGCTAAACCCTTGCGATTTAAGACCCTTTAGGGTGTTTGCGACTGCAAAAACTGGCGCAATCTCGCGGCCGCGCTACCCGCTTCGCGTGGGAAGCTGGGAAGGACCCGAGGGATGGGGGGGGTGTTGCCGGCCGGCCACACCCCGGAGGGGGTGGGGCACCCACGACCCCACCCCCTCGCCCCTCCGCCGCGCCCGGTCAGGCCGAGGTGTAGCGGCGCAGGATCGCGCTGACCTCGTGGTCCAGGTTGATCGGCATGCGGGTCGCGAAGGTCGTCTCGACCGCATCGACGACGTCCTTCTCGGCCATCGTCTTCGGCAGGGACGGCCCCCACAGGTCCTTCAGCGGCAACTCGGGCCGATAGGCCTTGCCGATGTTCTTCCCGGCCTTGACCCGGCGGCGCTGCCCCCGCTTGCCACCCTTGCGGTCGAAGGCGCCGACGAAGCCCGTCGGCATAGTGGACATGAAGGTCCCCGGATAGAGCTTCCGAGTGCCCCAGGCCGACGAGGTAACACCCTTCTTCGTCTGCCTCGTCCCGCTGAACTGAACGAGGCGCAGGTGCTTGCCGCGCGCGATGATCACGGCGACCAAGGTCTGTCTCGTCGCCCGCTGCAGCGAGAAGGCCGGGCCACCACGCTCGTCCTGGAGCTTGGTCTGGGAGATGCCCATCTCCTTGGCCGCGGTCCGGCGGGAGACTGTCAGGATCTGCTGGGCTGTCCGGTTCAGGGCGCGCATGGTCGCTGTCGGCACCTGTTCCGAACCGAGCTGCGCGAGGATGCGCGCGATCTGGTCGGCTTGCGCCGTCAGCGTGATCGGACCAGCCATCGCACACCCCGGAAACGACGACGCCCGCCGCGGCGGGTGCCGGGCGGGCGTAAGTCATGCCTACAGCCGTAGGTTAACAGATTTAATACCCTAAACTGCGGAGGTTGCGAAGGGCTTTTTTTGTGCTCTGGCGATCAGCCCGTACCAGATCTTGTCGATCCCGCGCTCCCATGTGGCCTTGGCGGTCTTGTCGCTGATGCCCAGCCGCTCCCCGACGTCGCGCCAGCTGTGCCGATACCGATCCGTGATCGGATGCACCAGCATCCGCATCGCCACCACGCGGCGCGGCAGGACGTCATCAACCATGGCGAGCCAGTCCCAGGTTTCCTGCATCTTCGTGATGGCGCGCGCGCTCGGCGTGCCGGGACGCAGGGCAGCTGGCTCGGTCCCGTAGCTGTCCCACACGCTCTGCAGCACGTCCGGCATCGTCGAGCGCATCGCCGCCGGCCACACGCCGGATGCGGGCATGGCGATGATGGTGCGGCCGGCATCCTCCAGCCTGGCGATGACCTGTTCGCGGGTCCATGCGAGGGTTGCGATGGTCTGCGAGCATTGCTCAAAACCCTCGCGGCGCGAATTTCTCTTATATTTCAATTTTCTATCTCCTCTCTGCGAGGGTTTCGAGGGTTGAGCCTATAAGGAGACAAAGCGATTTCTGGTATCTGCCCTTGGCGGGCCATCTCATACGCATGTACGGGCGCGACCCTCGCACCCTCGCACCACCGCCGCTAAGACGTTGACGCGCCTCGTTTCCTGCCTCGCGAGGGTCTGGCGGAACGCTCGCGCGACCCTCGCGACCCTCGCATCCCAGGGGGCGCGGGGGATCAGCTGTCATAGGGCGCAAAGGAAGGCTGCCCCTGGCTTTCGGGGTCGGCAGGGACTTCGACGAGGCGGACGTTGCGATAGAGCCGGATCCGGCCGGACGTCTTCTCGAAGGCCTTCTGCACCATGATGGTGGCGAAGGTCTTCTCGGTGAACGGCTTGACGCTGTTGGCGTGGCACCAGCTGACATAGGCCAGGTACATCGAGCGCGCCGTCTCGTCGTGCCCCGCCTCCTTGTGCACACAGGCCCGGGTAAACTCGCCGATGGGGTCCATGTCGTTGCGGTAATCATCGGTGGCCGCCTGGATTTCGTCGGGCACGGCCAGCCCGTAGAGCAGGTACTCGGCAAGCCCCTCCAGCAGCCAGTTCAGGATGCCGGAGCCCTCGGCCATGAACTCGGCGATCACCTGTTCCATCGGCCTTCGCTCGGCCGGCGGGATGATGACCTTCCACGGCACCAGCTTCATCCGGCGCCAGATCCCTTCATCGACGCCGCCGATCGAGGGCCTGTCGTTGCCGCTGCCGATAGTCTTGAAGGTCGGCCGGAACTCAAAGAACCCCTTGTTGAGGTGGCGGACGAGAATTGGCTCGCCCCCCGTCAGCATCTTCAGCGTGCTTTCGCGGAACCCTTGCCCCCGCGGCAGCTCGGCGCAGCGGACGAGACGGGCGCCGGGCAGGCGGGCATATTCGGGCGTCGCCTGGTCGCCGCGGCGTTGCTGGTCACCGGTCAGCGCCTCGGCCGGCAGGGATTGCGCATAGGGGCCCTGCAGCCGGGCGATGGTGTCCATGAAGGTCGATTTGCCATTCGCGCCCAGGCCGTAGTTGTAGACGAAGGCTTGCTCACCCATCAGGCCGGTTAGGCCGTAGCCGTGCCAGAGCTGCAGGAAGCGCCTGATCGGCTCGGTCGGCTGGAACCGCTCCATGAAGGCCAGCCATTTCGGGCATTTCGCTTTCGGGTCATAGGCGACCGGCATCACTTTCGAGATGCGGTCCTCGCGATTGTGCGGGTCGAGCCGCACCCTCCAGCGGGTGACCTTGTGCAACCGGACGACATCGGGGTCCGGGCAGTCCGGATCCTCCTCCTCGGTCACCTCCTTCACCAGCCGGACCGTGCCGTTCAGGACGTTGATCGCGAGAGGGTCGCGGTCCATCTCCTCCGGCGCCACGGTCATGTGCGGCACGGCCTGCGCGATCATCCCGCTGATCCGGCTGGTGTTGCCGGAGGAGACGGCGAACTTCCGTCGGTCGCCCCGGCGCTTCGCGAGGCGGTCTTCTGCCTGCCCGGCGAGGCGCAGGATGTCCCGCTCCGAGTCCGTCAGATCGTCGGGATCCTTGCCGGCCAGCGGCTCGGCCGAGGCGATCAGGGCAACGTCGGCGCGCGAGCCTTCGATATACAGCGCCTCGATCGCGATCCGCTCGGCCGTGGTCTGCGCATAGCGCTGCCAGGCCTCCTTGCCGCCCTCCGGCTGCCAGTGCGAGCCGCACCACACATGTTCCCCGACGTCGCGGACGTTGAGCATGCGGCGGCCGAACCAGGCAATGAAGCGGTGCCCGTTGCCGGTGTCGTTCTGCGCCAGCCGCGAGCATGCCGCGGCGACCTCCGGGTCGGGCTCGGCATCGTCATCATCGCCAGGATCTACCGGCGGCGGCCCGTCACCCCCACCCCCGCCGGAGGAGGGCGCCGCGTCGCTCGCCGGCCGCGAGGCTCCCGCCTCCCTCCCCCTGGGGGCTTCGGGGCGGCGATAGGAGGCGCGCAGTTGATGCTCGCGCCGGATTTCGTCGAGCCGGCGATCGAGGTCGACCGTGTTGCCGATGCCGGCGGCGAGGCCGCGCCGGATCTTGGCGTCGCGCTCGGCCGACCCGTCGGTGCCGGTCAGGCCGCAGGCGTCGGCGCCGTCCTGCAGCGCGGCATACACCTCGCGCTCGGACAGGATGCTCAGGCCGACGAATCCGGCCACGCCATAGGCGGCGGCGTTCAGGGTGTGGCCCCGGTTGCCCTGCCGGGCGGTTGCGACGTCGCCCTTGGCCCGGTCGAGCGCGGCCAGCGCGTATTTCCGTATCGCGACCTCGCCGGCATTGGCCGGGTCGACTGGCCGCGCCTGGCGCGGGGCCTCGGTCCCGTCTCCGGCCCCCTTGGGCTGGCGGGCGAACTCGCCCCGCTGGAAGACGAGGTCGAGGAGACGCGCCGGCGGCGCCGGGAACTCCAGCTCGTCGGGGCTGGCGATCCATTTGTACGACTTGCCGTCGGCCATGGTCGACGGCGGCACGATCACGTAGCCGCCGTCGCCCCGCCAATCGATCCGCTCCAGCCGCTTGGCCGAATTCTTCGGCATCGCGTCGCCGAGGCATATCGCGAACCAGATGTGCATGCCGCCCGACTGCGTCAAGCTGCGCGGGCCTTGCGGCAGCGGGCCGACGGCATCGGTCAGGGTGCGCAGCACCGCCTCGAGTTGCATCTCCTTCGGATCCAGGTCGATGACGAAGACCCCCGACCGCGACCCGGTCGGCAGGCCGATCAGCGCGTTGGGCCAATGCCGCCACCATTCCCGGATCTGGCCGGCATCGGTGGTGGCGCGCCACAGTCCGCCTGTGTGTGGGATGTCCTTGCCCTCGGCATCCTTGTCGGCGCCCTTGACCAGGGGCCGCTTTGACCGGCGCTTCGCCGCCGGCGTGTCCGGGGCATCGACGCGAGGATCGCAGGGGAAGACGGGCCATCCGCGCGCGGCATAGGCCAGCGCGGCCGTCAGCATCGGGCTATCGGTCACAGCAGCCTCCCCGGCCCCTGATCGGTTTTCGCAGCGGGCGGCGCGGCGGCGGGCTCGGCCCGGCGGGGCTGGTGCCTATCGCAATACCAGGTGCCCAGCTTCGGCTTTTTCGGCTTCAGGTCGACGCCGATGCCGATACAGGCGAAGGCCTTGCAGACCACGCAGCGCGGCACGAAGGGCTTGCCGCCGACGATCATGCTGCCACCCGCGCGGCGCGGACGGCTGCGCTGATAGGCCATCCCCAAATCGCCTTCGACCGGCCCTTTGCTCCGCGTCTCTGCTCGGTGCCACTCCTCGACTGGCCGAGCAGGATCCAACCGTCGAAGCGGTAGAGGTTGCCGCTGTGCAGCGCCTCGTCCTGGTAGCTGATCGCCCATCGCCAGCCGTGAACACGGCATAGGTCGGGGAAGACGAATTCCCGCCAGAGCCGGAGCATCGCCCGGCAAAGGTTCGGCCGGACGGCGCAGACGCGGCCCAGTTCGATTGCCTCGTCCCGACCAAAACCGCCGCAACGTTCGCGGATCAAGGTGCCGGCGGCAGTGACGGCCACCAGTTCGCCATGATGAAACATCCCATGGAGCCACGGGCCGCTGAAATTCGGCCGAGTCCACGGCCCCATCCTGTGGCCCCACGCTACAAGGCAGCGGTTGAGCTGATCGACGTCGATCGCATCGACGTGCTGAAGTGGCGGAACGAGCATCACCCCGCCACCTCGACCGGTAGCGCGGTAGGCGCTTGGCCAAGAATCGCAAGCGCTAAGGCACTTGCCTGCGGGGGGCTCCACCTCCAATCAATGGCATGGCACACCGCAGGAATTTGTGCATCCATATAGGCTTTCTGCACGAATGCAAATTCACAGCGGGTACAACTGCGATGCTGCCAGACACCATCTCCTTTATTCGTGGTCGACACGAAATAGCTGAAATTCGAATTCCAGGCGAATGGGTCAATCGACAAGTTGATTATTGGCATGAAATGGGCCGTAGGTTCCAAACCGACAAAATCGCTCCCATTCATCAAGATCTGATAAATCTCCGAAACTTGATAGAACAAAGCCCAGCATCCGAACAAATCCCAGATATCACGCAACAAGTTCAGATAAATGAGCTTTTCGACCGCAGGCCGTTCTTCTTCACGGCCGATTCGCATATGGGCAGGATTGTGGAGCGCTACGTGCAGGAGCACGGCCTCAGCGGGATACAACCTTGGTTCGAAGGTTTTCTGTTCGGTGCGTTGGCGATGGAGCATTCGACCGCTCCTGCCGTTTCCTCCAGTGGCCACTTTCTGTGGGGGGCCGCCGTCGGGACAAGTGCGCGCTTTTACGAGATCCGGGGAGTCTCGAAAAACTTCTTTGCTGTAGCAGAGCGTGCAGAAATGATTCCCGCGATCATCCAGCGTCTCAGCGCTATCGAGGCATCCAATGAACGGATCCGGAATCTTTCTGAAACTGGGAAAGATATTATTGCCGAATTGAACGCATTCAAAGAAGAAGCCGAAAAGTGCCAAACCGCCATTCAGGCCGATTTGGCCCTCGCCAGAGCGCAGGTCAAAAATATTGAATTTGGAGAAGCGACAAAGTTTTGGAACGAGAAGGCCACATCTCATCGAAAATCGGCCAAAATTCTCAATCTCGTATTTTATTTCGGCGGAGCAGCAATCATTGCGTGCCTCGCTTACTTGTTTATATCTTACGGTGACACTTTGTTTAGTGCCACAATTAGCATTGGACAAGCTGTCGGGCACGCCGCTTTCATCGGCTCGACCCTCGGCATCGGCGTCTGGATGCTCCGACATCTTCTGCGAACAGCAAGGATGCACGAACACCTCCGCGTTGACGCAGAGGAGCGCGTGACTATGATCAGAACATATTTGGCTATGCTGGCCTCGATACCAAATCAGGTTGAGATCGGCCCTGTCTTGGCAACTTTGTACAGGCCTTCTCCGACTGGAATGGTCAATGACGAACACGAACCTGTCCTCGTCTTCGACACATTGCTGAAAATCCTGCAACCTACCAGACCGCCGGTCGGCCCATGATTTGATCATCATGCGGCCTCGGCGGCGGACGTCGGGTCGAGCACCGTACCGAAAGCACTGCTGCGGTCGGCATCGTCGAGGTGCCGCACCGCCTGGCGGAAATACTTGTCCTTCAGTTCGACCCCGATAAACCGCCGCTGCGTCTTCAGCGCGACCACGCCCTCGGAGCCGATGCCCATATAGGGCGACAGCACCGTGTCACCCGGGTTGGACCACAGGATAACCGCGCGCTCGGTCAGGTCGAGCGGCATTGGGCAGATGTGCTTTTCGTCCCGATCCTCGCGGGCAACGGTGACGTTCAGGACGTCGGTCTCCCGCGTGTCCATCCACACCGGCGATGCCCAGCGCTGCCACTGCTCGAGAGGGAAATCCTCCCGGTCATGCAAGATCGGCCGCTGCAGCGCCTCCTCCGCCTCGCTGTCCGGCCAGCGGCGGAACACCAGCATGTATTCGGGCAGGCCCTGCCGGGTGTGGCTGGCGTCGGTGCGCAACGTCTTGTAGAGCAGCCCGTGCGCCTTCGTCTTCTGCATCTCCCGCACGGGGTCGCGCCAGATGGTGATGCGGGAATGGAAGTCGAAGCCCGCGTCGAGATGGGCCCGGATGACGGCGCCGCTGAAGTCGCGCAGCCCGGCGGAACCTTCCTGGGACTTGTAGTAGACGAGGTCCTTGACATGCACGGCCGACAGCCGCCCCGGCCGGGTCACCCGGTACAGCTCGCGCAGCACGAATCCGTACTGCTCGATGAACTCGGCGTCCGAGGCGCAGTTGCCCATGTCGCGCTCGGAGTCGGAGTAGATGTAGAGGTTCGAGAAGGGCGGCGAATAGACCGACAGGTCGACCGATGCCGTCGGCAATGCCGACACCACCTCGACGCAGTCGGCATGATAGGCGGCGAAGCGCTCGCCGAGACGCTGGTCCAGGACGTTCATGCTGCCTCCAGCCAGGCCGGAAGGGCCATCGGGGTTTGGGGCTGATAGCCGACCTTCAGCGCCGCGGCCTTTGCCGCCCGGCGCATGGCCGCGACCATCTCGGCCTTCATGGTTTCGTGATCGTCGGCCTTGCGGCTGACCGCCTCCCAGATCGACATCTCGGTGTCCGCCATGGCGACATGGACATCGACCGGGCGCAGCTGGCCGAAGCGCCAGCAGCGGCGCACCGCCTGGTAGAAGGCCTCGTAGCTGAAGCTGAGACCGGCGAAGGCGACGCGGGCGCAGTGCTGCCAGTTCAGGCCGAAGCCGGCGATGCGAGGCTTGGTCACCAGGACGCGGATCGACCCGTCCTCGAAGCCGAGGAGGCGCTTTTCCTTCTCGTCGACCGACATGCTGCCGCGCACCTCGACGGCGCCGCCGATGCGGGCGCACAGCGCCTCGGCCTCGTCGTCCAGGTCGCACCAGACGATCCAGGGCTCGCCATGGTCGCCGGCCACCAGCTCGGCGATCATCTCCACCCGGGCGCCGAGGGTGCGCCGCTTCTCGTTGTGGACGGACGTGGCCGACATCTCCGGCATCGGGAACAGCGTGCCGAAGGGCGAGATCTCGAAGGGCGACCGCACCACATGACGGTGAAGGTTCAGCGGCGGCAGGATGTAGCCGTCGTCGGGGAAGCCGAGGTCCGAAGGCTTGGTAACGCAGCGGGCCCAGCTGGCCACCCAACTCCAGAACAGCCGGACCGCATGCCCCTTCAGCCGGTAGTTGCCCATGTTGGACTGGTCGGCGATGAACCATCGCGTCAGCATCTCGGGCGAGGGCATGATGCCCAGAAAGGCCGAATGCTGCCCCAGCTCGGTATGGTCGTTCGGCGCCGGGCTTGCGGTGCCGGCGAGGCGGAAATCGACCGCCTCAGCCATGCCGATCAGCTTGCGCGACGTCGCTCCGGTGAAGGTCTTGAGGATCGAGGATTCGTCGAGGGCGATGCCGGCGAAGTCGCCGATATCGAACCGGTCGGCCATCTCATAATTCGTGATGACCACCGGCGTCCGGATCTGTTCCGGGTCGCGCACATAGGCGGCGTCGATGCCGAAGCGCCAGGCCTCCCGCTCCATCGCCGGGCCGACGGCCAGCGGCGTCTGAATCATCACCGGGCGGCCCTGCGTCTCCGCCACGACGCGCGACCATTCCAGCTCGACGAAGGTCTTGCCGAGGCCGGTATCGAGGAAGGCGGCGCCGCTACCGATGCCGAGCAGGAACTCGGCCGTCGCCCGCTGGTGCGGGAACATCTCGGGGTGCAGCTCCGGGATCCGGTCAAGCCCGCGGCGCGGCGGGACGACGGCCTTGCGGGCGAGGAAGGCGCCATAGGTGTCGGCGAGGATCGTCTCCCGCGTCAGCGCTTCCATCGCGCTACTCCGCCCCGCCCGGCGCGATCAGGTCGAACAGCGTGGCCAGCACGCCGGCGCCGCTGCCGTCCGGGTTGCGCAGGAAGGCGCCGCGCAAGGTCTCCACCGGGCACCCGTGCTGCAGAGCCAAGCTGGCGGCGATGGCGGCGTCGCGGGTGGCGATCGACAGCGACGTCCCGGCCTTCCCGGAATCGAGGAACACCTCGCCGATACGGCCGTCCGGATGGAAGCCCAGCGTGGCGATATAGTCGAAGCCGGCGTGCTCGAAGGAGATCGTCTCCGACTCCCGGCGCTTCGGCAGGACCTCGCGCTCGGTCATTGGTCGCACCCCTTCCCGACCGTGGCGCCGCCGTCGCCCGGGTTGGTGAACTTGCGCCAATGCACCCACCCGCGAGGGCAGTGGAAGCCCCAGCTGCGGACGTTCGGGCCGGTCAGGAAGATCGTGGTGCAGGGACGGCCGGCGATCAGCTCGACGCGATGCGCAGTCTTCGGCCCGCGGAGCTTCAGGTCTCCCGCGCGCCGCTCGATCCGGACATGGATGCCGCCTGCACGGATGGTTTCCTCGATATAGCCGCCCTCGACGAGGATCGACAGGTTCACCCAGGGATGGTCATGCAAGGCGCGGTCGTCGTCGGACCGAAAGAAGTGGTGCAGGTAGACGTTGAACCAGCGGTTCCGCGGGACGAACCACCACCGCAGCATGTAGGGATCGGCTGTGCCGCCGATCACGGCGTCGGGCGCTCGGCGCGCCGTCACGCGAGAGGCGGCGCGGACGAGAGCCCGCCTGGCGAAATCCGGCAATCTCATGCGGCCTCCTTCGCGGGCGCGGGCTGCGCCGCCAGCAGTTCACGCAACTGGTCCAGGACGGCGGTGACGGTGCGCATGCCGAAGCCGACGCGGCTGGCGATGGTGGCGGCGTCGTGCCCCTCGGCAGCGAGGCGGGCGATGCGGAGGATCTGCGACGCGCTCATCGGCCGTCCCCCGCCTTCGCCACCAGCTCGGCGCGAAAGCTGGCGAGCGACGCCATGACCCGATCGAGCTTGCCGATCAGCACCCCTGCCTCCTCGCCGTCGATCTGGCCGTCATCGGCCAGTTCCTTGGCATAGGCGGCGATCAGCCCGGCGGACCGGTCGGCATAGGCCGCGAAGTCGCGCGGGACGTCGCCGTCAACATCGGCATCGCCCAGGGGCAGCAGCGCGCACCCGGCCTCCGCGGCCAGGAACGCCGTCACGATCGGCTCGGCCGCCGCCTGCTCCAGCGTGCGGACCTGATCGGCGCTGAGATGGCTGTCCGCCTCCGCCGGGTCGGTGATGCGGTAGATCTGCGTCCGGCTTCGGCTCACCAGGTCGGCCGCGCGCTCGACCCCGACAGCCTTGATCAGCCGGTCCTCGGCCTCCTTCAGCGTCCCGGCCGGGCGCGCCTTGAAATAGTGGGATTTTCGAGCCGTCATTCCCGTGGCGCTCCGTTGGGCTCCGGCGCATCGTCGGCGCCATGGTTGAGCGACCATCCGAACGGCCCGAACAGCCGCCAGATGCTGGAGTTCCTGAGAAGGTCCTCCGATTTGCCCACGCCCTGCGTCTTGATCAGGACGAGGTGTCCGCGCTGGTCGCGGCAGGCGCCGCGGTCTCGGCAGGTCGCCCTGTCGGGGCAGACGAGGCACACCATCGTCAGGCCCTGGGCGCCGCGCAGCGGCGCAGTGCGATCTTGATCCGGTTCCGCAGCTGCTCGCGTTTGCAGGCCTGCGCCAAGAGCACGAAGGCGAGGAACGGGATGCCGAGGACGATCGCCACCAGCAGCCACAACAGCAGGGCGAAGGCGAGGATGCTCCAGGCAAGTGCCCTGGCGCCGAGAGAGACGAGATGGATCATGCGGCGTCCTCCGACACGTTGTCGGACCACCGCGGCAGCTGCTCCGGCGGGTCGACGCCCTCCGGCCAGGCCAAGCCCTTCGGCCAATTCAGGTCGAACCAGCGCTTCACCCGCAGCAGGTTGTCGACGGTGCATCCCTTCCCGGCCTTCAGCCGCTCGAAGAAGATGCCGTTGTTGAGGACCAGGGTGCTGACCCTGGCCTCCGACCGGCCCGTCGCGACGCAATACGCCGAAACGAGGGCGAGGAGCTGTTGGCGGTAGTCCATGCGGATGATGCTTGCGGCACTTCTACCGCATTGTCAACGGCATTTCTACCGCACGACACTTACACGAATTCGCGGTATTTTTACCGCATGCTGGAAGATGACTCCTTGACCGAACTTCTCCGCCGGATCGACAGCCTGCTTGCCGCGCGCAGTCTCAGCGACCGCAAGGCCTCGATGCTGGCCACTGGCAACCGGTCGCCGGATCTGATCCGCAATGTCCGCCGGGGCTTCGCGCCGAAGACGGACAGCCTAGTCGCCCTCGCGGGCGTGCTGCAGACGACACCCGACTACCTGATCCAGGCCCTTAGCCCTGGCGCCACCCCGACCGCAGCGCAGCGCGCCTTAACCCGGTCGCTGCGTGGCGTCAGGGTGGTCGGTCATGTCCAGGCGGGAGATTGGCGCGAGGCCTTCGAATGGCCTGCAGCGGAGTGGTACGGCATCACCATGGTCGATGATGGCCGATACGCCGGCGTCGAGCGCGCTGCCCTAGAGGTCCGCGGCGACTCGATGGACCAACTCTATCCCGATGGCTCCATCGTCGTCATCGTCCGCTTCGGCGACATCGGCCGAGGGCCGAAGTCGGGGGAGCGCGTCGTCACCATCCGCCGGAACGATCAGGGCCTGTACGAGGCCACGCTGAAGGAGTTCCAGGAGGATCCGCAGGGCCGGCAATGGCTGATGCCGCGTTCCCTTAACCCGGAACACCGTCCCTTCCTGCTCACCTCGGGCGACACCACCGCCGACGTCCCATCCGGCGCCATGCCGCTCGTCGCCCATGCACGCAGCTTCGATGATGGCAGCGAACCGGACATCGTCCTGTTCGGCCTGGTGGTGCAGAGCACCCGGCTGGAATAGCCCGGTCAGAGATCGCAGGGCGCCGGGTCTCGCGGCCCAGCTCTGATCACCGCGACGACGCCTTACCCAGGGATCCGCCGATACCAGGTCGACAAGGCCGGAGGCCGTCAAGCCACTCGCCAGAATCATGTGCAGCCGAATGGGTCGCCGCGTCATGTGCGGTGGTTGTGCCTGATTGGCCATGGCGATAAATGCGGCAGTAATACCGCATTTCCCTATTGACACGGCATTTCTACCGCACTTATCGTCATCCCCGTTGCACGTCTGCAACGTCGAGAACCTCCCATCACTCCCGGGGCGCAATCGCCCCGGGACATTTTCCCGGAGGAGAGGGTGACGAAGATTTCCAGAGCCATTCCGGTCGCCGCGGCTCTGGAAATCTTCGT